CGACCCGACCATCCGGAAGTGCGTTGGCTTTGCCAATCGGCTGGGATTCGGCGCGATCGAGGTGGTGAACCTGTTTGCATATCGCGCCACCGACCCGAAAGCGCTGCGCGCAGCCGGGTATCCGGTCGGTCCGGAGAACGACCGGTGGATTGTCGAGGCCGCGCGCCGCGCTGCCAATGTGGCCTGCGCCTGGGGGGCGAACGCGCGCGGTCTGACACGGCCGGCCGCCGTGCTGCAGTTGCTGAAGCGTTGCGGCGTGCGGCCGGGCTTCTTGCACAAGACCTCGGATGGCATTCCCTGCCACCCGCTGATGCTGCCGTACACCTGCCGACTGGAGGCACTGTGGTGAGCGGCCCGGGCGGCATGTCCGCTGCGCCAACCACCCCGCCGGCGCAGCTGCTCCGCTGCGCCGATCAATGCGGCGCGGCCGTGCGGGACGAAGAGGCGGCCAGCGCCGCGGCGTGGTCCTACTTGCCATTCAGCAGGCGGTGGCGCTGCGGTCCGTGTGGCGCCGCGCTGGTGGCCGCGGCCACGATGACGGGGACGGACGCGATTGCCGCCGACACGCTGCCGCCAAACTCGATCGGCGCCCTGAAGAAGGCCACGGCCGCGTCAATCATCCCGCCGGCCGTCAAGGGGTAGCGGCCGATGTGTCCCATCTTCCGCTTTCCAGCACCACCGCCGGTGCCGCCGCAGTCTCCGCCGCCACGGCCGGGTAGCCGTGCCTACAGCTGCGCGTCCTGCGGCGCTCCGGTGTTGGCCAGTGAACCGCACTGCAGCTTTTGCCGCACCGGGCGTCCTGATGGCCAGCATGTTGATGTGCCGCAGCCGCAGGGAGATTTCCGATGACCACGATCTGGCATGCGTCCGCGGTAGCCTCAGCGGAAGGATAGTGATGCTGAGCCACGATCAACCCGCCCCGCAACCCGTTGTCCATGTGGCGCCGGCCCGGTTCGTTACCATCGACCTCGCGGCCATCATCACCGGCCTGACGCCTGGAGCGATCCGCACCAAGATCGGCAAGGGCGTCTGGGCCGAGGGCCGCGAGTACACCCGGCGCGAGGGCCGGGTGTTCATCGACATGCGTGGCTACGAGCGATGGGTGAGCAATGGGAAGACAGGGTAGTGGGGTGGAGGTCCGGGAGAAGTCGATCCGGCTTTCGTTCGTGTGGGATGGCAAGGCCTGTCGCGAGACGCTGCGCACCGGCGGCGAGCCGATGGCGCCGACCCCAGCCAACATCCGCTATGCCCAGCGCCTGGCCGGTGAGATCCGCTCGAAGATCAAGCACGGGACGTTCAGCTACGCCGATTACTTCCCCGCCAGCCTGAGCGCCACGAGTGGCCACGCGACGACGGTCGCCGACCAGCTGGACGACTGGCTGAAGGTGCAGACGGTCAAGGCGCCATCGACCGTCAAGAGCTACGACGTCGCGGTGCGCTGGTGGAAGGGCCACATCGGCGGAGTGCCGGTGAAGGCGCTGAAGCACGGCGCCATCCTCGCGGCGCTGGCCACCGAGCCCGCCTGGAGCGGCAAGACCCGCAACAACAAGACCAGCGTGCTGCGCCAGGCGCTGGAGCTGGCGATCCGCGACCAACTCATCAGCGCCAACCCGATCGACGGCCTGGAGGCTGCGCCGCACCAATCGCCGGGGCCGGATCCGTTCAGCCTCGCCGAAGTCGAGGCGATCCTAGGGGACCTGCGCAAGCACTACCACGCCCAGGTGGGCAACTACTTCGAGTTGAAGTTCTTCACCGGGCTGCGCACGTCGGAGAGCCTGGCGCTGCGCTGGGAGGCGATCGACTGGCGCCGGCAGCAGATGCTGATCAGCGAAGGCATCGTGCAGGGCAAGCACCGAGACCAGACGAAGACCCACACCACGCGGAGCGTGCAACTGATCAGCCGCGCCATGGCCGCACTGCGCGCCCAGAAGGAGCACACCTTCATGGCGAACGACTGGGTGTTTCAGGACCCGGCCAGCGGCAAGCGGTGGAGCGATGACCAGGCGCCCCGCGAAAGCTACTGGCGGCCAGCACTGCGGCGGCTGGGCATCCGGTACCGCAGCCCGTACCAGACGCGGCACACCTACGCGACGATCCTGCTGATGTCAGGCGTCACGCCGGCCTACGGCGCGCGGCAGATGGGGCACTCGGTGGAGATGTTCCTGCGGACCTACACGCGCTGGATCGACGGCGGCCACAACGAGCTGGAGCTGGGGAAGGTGGAGGCCATGCTTTCTTCCCCGGAGCCTCCCCGGAGGGTGGCGAAGTAAGCCCGGTTTCCCTATGAAACCTCTTGGCGGAAAGGGTGGGATTCGAACCCACTGGATAGCAAAACGCAGCATAGCGTAGCGCCAGTTTTGCCTATGGTGGATGGCGCTGCATTGGGCTGTGTTGTGCTGATTCTTCCCGGGGTTCCTCCCTGGCGCAGGTGGCGCATGAGGCGGTTTTTGCGCCCCTGGTGGCATTTGTAGTACCACAGTTGTGGGCTGACGCCACACGACTTGGCGTACCTCGCCGGCGATCCCCGCAATCGTGTACTCTTCCACCCAAATCATTTCCGGAGATTGACTATGCGCGCAATCACATTCTCCGCGGCGGCGATATCAGACAACTGTCTGATATTCGGGCTGTTTTCGAGGTTCCGCGCTGCCCTGGCGGCGGCCCTCCTGGGGCTCGTGGCGGCGTGCGGCGGCGGTGGAGGGGGCGATTCTCCTCATGAAGACCCTGCCGCAGCGGTACGTGCGACCAACCTCGCCGTCATCGGCAACAGCATCACCTGGCACCCGCCCCTGGCCTCGATCGGCTGGGCCGGAGACTGGGGCATGGCCGCGACCACGCAGGCGCAGGACTTCGTGCACGTCGCTGGCGCCGCGCTAGGCCTACCGGTCCAGGCGAACAACTTCGCCGACCTCGAACTCACGCCGGTCGCCGCGACCCCGCGGATTCCAGATTACTCCGCCCCGGTGTCCAGCACGTCGATCGCGGTCGTCCAACTCGCCGACAACGTGCCGCCCGGCGGCCTGGATGCGTTCCGGCCAGCTTACGCCCAGCTACTCGACGCTGTGAAGCACGCGCGCACGCTGCTGTGCGTCAGCACCTGGTGGCACTCGCCCGAGAAGGATGCCGTCATCGAGACCGAGTGCCGCGCGCGTGGCGGCCGCTTTGTGTTCATTGGCGACATCAAGACGCTGCCGGAGAACCCCGACCGCGTGAGCACGCGGTACTGGCACCCGGGCGTGAACAGTCATCCCCAGGATTGGTCAATGGCGGAAATCGGTCGCCGAGTGGCCGCCGCAGCACGTTGAGTTCGGCAAGCTACCGCGGCCACGCCTTTACCAGCGCCCGATGTCGGGCCCGGCAATCCGCCGCCGCCAGCTCCCGGGACACCATGACGGCCAGCAGCTCGCCCAGCGGCATGTCGCCGGCCGGGTAGCGCGGGCCCGCGTCGCAATCAGCGGCCAGGGCCTCCGGGATCTTCGGCGGCACGACCAGGCGCGTCTGCTGCGGCATCACTGAGCACGCTGATAGCAGCAGCAGGCACCAGCACGTCGCCGAGGCGCGCCGGACAAGCTGGAATCGGGGCGTCAAGCGCGCGGCGCAGGGCGGCTGTGGTGTCGGCATGGCGTTGCTCCTTGGCGGCCTTCCAGGCCTCGTATTGCGCTGCAGCGGCGGCGGCTTGGCGGCCCTGGCCCTCGGCCCGGAGGATGGCGTCGCGCTCGGCCCGGGCGGCAGCCAGCTGCAGCTCGGCCACCTGGGTGCGCAGGCTGTGCGCCCGCCAGTGGCACCAGCCGGCGAGCGCCAGGCTGGCCAGCAGCGGCCAGACCAACACTGAGGCGCCGGTGGCCAGGCCCAGCGCGCGCGCCAGCCAGGCCAGCAGCTTCACGGCCAGAACACCCTGCGCTTCGACCCCGGCGGCACAGTCTGCAGGTGCGCCCAGGTCGGCGTGCGGTCGGGGTGCTCCATCCAGAGGCCGATGCGCACCAGCGCCGCCTGGCCTGCCGGCGACATCAGCCAAGCGTCCAGATCGCCCTGGGGGTCGTAGACGTCGATCGACCGGCCGGTCATGTGGCCGGACCCCGGCGCGGCGCCTGGTGTGGCCGCGTTGACCAGTGGAGGCCGCCAGCCGCTGGACACGTGCGTGCCGTTGGCGTGCAGCGGCAGCGTGCCGCCCTGGCTCACGAAGTCCTGCAGCAGCAGGCTCACCAGGCCGCAGGTCTCGGCCGCCGCGCCGCGGATGGCCGGCGTCAGCTGCAGGGCATAGGCCTCGTCACGGCGGGTGCCGTCCGGCGCCACCCAGTAGTCGCGTGGGTTGATCAATGCCGGCTCCCAGCTCGATGCTGCGCGCGCCGGATCGCCAGAAACGGCCGCAGCGGCAGCCGGCCGCGGCGCCATTGCAGCAGCACGCCGAGAACGACCAGAGCCAAGCCGGCCAGCGCCAGCACGTCGCGCCGGTGTGCGCCGAAGTCCAGCGCCATGGCCAGGCCTGAAAGCGCGACGAGCCCCAGCCCGCAGGCCATGGTGACGCCGGTCTCAATGCGAGGCGACAAGGCCGGCCACACAGCCATGGCAAGCAGTGCCCACCCGATGAATGCGGTCATTTGCCGCCCCCCTTGAGCGCCTGCAGCGCAGTGATGATGCGATCGATGAGCATGGCGGTCGGGGTCTCCTGGATGTAGCGCAGCGCTCCGTCGAACAGCACGACGCCGAATGCCGCCGTCATGCCGACCACGGCCGCGAAAGCTCGCGGGTCCGATGAGGCGCCGAGCCAACCGGCCAGCCACGGGCCGAACAGAATCGCAGCGGCCCAGCTGCTGAGCAGGTAGCCGGCGCGCACAGCCAAGGATGCGCCATTCAGCGCGCGCTGCCCGAGCAGCGAGCCAAGGAAGCCGGTTGCGACTGGGTTGCTGAGGAGGTCATCAGGTTTCATGTCGAGCACCTTGATACCCCCACAACAGACTGAGGAGGAAGACAGCGAATCCAGTCATCCCACATGCCGCCACCGGCAGCCCGGCGCCGCGTCCGCACAGGCCCTGCCATTGCTCTGGGTGCGCCCGGCCGCCGAACTCGATCCAGCCGCAGCCGGCGGTCAGCAGGCCCTCGACAGCGCCCCAGGCGCACGCGCCGAGCATCGAGGCTTTGGCGACCCGGAAGCGTGCCGGCACCCATGCCGTCAGCACCAAGCCCAGCAGCGCCCAGAAGGCCCCGGCCTGCGCGCCGTCGCTGACGTAGTGCGCCCACGAGCGCGCCACGGCATCGGCGAACAGGTGCTCGCCGTAGACCAGCGCCAGCATGGCGACCACGAAGGCGGCGGCGATCGCGCTCATTGCGGCAGGATCGGGCCGGAACCACCGCCGCCCATCACCTTGATGACGGTGTCCAGCCGATCGCGCGCCTTGCACGGCGGGATGTACGCACGCGCGCGGCGCATCAGGTGCAGGGTGGCGCAGTAGCCGGCAGCGGTGAGGAGTATGGTGGTCACGGTGTGGTCCTTCAGTTTGTGAGCGAGAACCGGATTCCGGCCAACGACAGGTAATTGGCCACGTTCGTCAGACTGCCGGTCGCGTCGTTGATGACCACGGCGCCGCTTGTTGTGATCACTACAGGGACGGCATGCTGCCCGGTGCCTGAATCGCGGCCCTGCACAACCAAGCGCTTTTCGCTCGGCGGCCTGGCAAACGCCGGCAGCGTCATCACCGTTGTCGAAGCGCCGCCGCTGATGAGGCCGTTTAGCTCGATGCCGTAGCCACAAGGTATTACGTTGAACGTGTCGCCACCGCCAACCTGCGCCCATGAATTTGACAACGCCGGCACAAGGCCAGAGCCGGAAGACTGGTAGTAGACTGTCGTGGTTCCGGTGAGCAGCGTCTTCCCAATGAACGGCTTGGTAGAGCTTGTGAGCTGGAAAGCCGCCGCGCAGTTCTCGGCCACAACGGTGTCGATCTGCGGCGTCGCGCTGGCCGACGAAGCAAATGCGGCCACCGTGCAATTCACGGCGTGCAGGGTCTCAATCTTCAGCGTGCTGGCCGTGGTCCACACGGTGACGAGGCCGGCTGGTGTGTTGCGGCACTCCATAGCGCCGACTTGCACCCGCTGGAACGTCGCCCCGGCTGGCGCGTTGAAGTAGACCCCTGCGTCTGCGTTCGTGTCGGTGATGATCGACCCGATCTTCACGCTGTCCAGGATGTAGCTACCGTCGAACTGCGTTTTGAGGCCGACCGCGTGGCCATACTCAATGACGCTGCCGATCTGGACCTTGCTCACGTGGCCGGCAAAGCAGTGCAGCAGCACGCCGAAATTCGATGATCCGGCCGTCGTCGTCGGGGTGGCGTACGGGCTGCTGCCAGGCGGGCCACCGGCCAGCGTGACAACGCGGTCAATCTGCACGCTCGTGGAGACGGCAGTGGTCTGCGCATCGGTTTTGATGATCAGGCCTTCGGTGCCATTGAGGTAGGCCGTCAGTTGCTTGGCCTTTACGCTGGCACACTTGATCACGACACCGTGCAGGCCGTAGCACGCGACCACCTCGCCCGTGCACGACACACCGGAGTAGCCCTCACCGGCAATCACTCCGTGAACCGGGCTGTTGGGGCCGTAGCACAGCCCGACCACGTTGTGCAGCCGCGCCTCTACGCGCAGTGCATTGGCGGCCTTCTGCGCGTCGCTGGCGTACGTCAACACCAGCGCGTCAAGCGCAGTGCCTCCGTTGTTCGCGTCGCAGTAGGTCTTGCCGCAGTCGACGCCTAGATTGCTCGCCTCAAAGCCGCTCGCGTAGGCCAGAAGCATCCCCTGCAGGATCGTGCCGCTTCCGGCCGCAAGTGAGCGGCAATCCGATGCGATGCGCGGCATCTTCGCGCCCACGAGCTTCACGTCGGACTTGGCCAGGTAGGCACCGTTGTAGGCGTGCACGAACGGCTTCAGGTAGGTCTTGTTGGCGAACAGAACTACACCGCCGGTGCTCGGCAGAGCGGCCACTGCACGATCGCCAGCCCCAGCAGCGGAGAGCCCAAACCATTCGGGCCTGACCGGCAGACCGTTGTCGATCGTGACCTGGCTTGCCGTGCTGAAAATCTGGGCGATGGTGTCGATGATCGGGACGGTGATCGTTGTCGGCGTGCCGATGACAAGGACGCCCTTGATGCGGATCGGGTATCCGAGGGAATTGGCGGCAGCCAGGGTAGTGCTGCGGTCCGTGGCGCCATCACCCCATACTGTGACGAAGATCGCGCCGCCCGCCGTGTTGGTGCCGTACGCGACGGCACCATGGCCAAACAAACCAGACCCCAACTCTGCGCTGTCAGCCCTGGCGGCATCAGAGGCGAACTCCGCGGCAGTTCCAAATGCGGCAGCATTGAACTCATCCACCATCTGCGGCAAGGCGGCCAAGAAGGCATCGGCGCGCGCGGCGAAGTTGGTCGGGTCTGTGCGAGTTGGTGGTGCTGGGAGCGGCGTGATCGTTGACATGTAAATCCCCGGTGTTAGACCAACCCTTCAACCGCCAAACTACAGTGGCTTACGTTCGGGTACTGCATCTCGATAGCCCACTCTCGACACCACCCATAGATCTGGGCCGCCTCCAGCCGGTCATCGCCGATCCAGATCACGGGAGTGGCGCGAATGTCGGCCAGGCGTTTGGAGATGGCGCTGATTGCGTTGGTTGGCACCAGCACATTCACCTCCAACCGCTTGGCGTACGAGCGCTCAACAATTGACGTGCTGCCGAACTCGTCCGAGGCCTTGGCGCTGTAGTCGATGATGGACAGCCGCCCTCCGGCCAGCGTGACTCCGACGTCAAAATACCGCCCCAAGGCCAGCGTGCCAAGTGTCAGCGGTGCGCCGCCGCTCAGAGTGATGACGATGACCGCCTCGCTGTAGGCCGGCAGGCCCACATCCACCACGCCACCACGTCGCTCGATACCGTCGAAGAAGTAGGTATACCAGTCCGAAACAGAGACATCGCTTAGCACGGCCCCATAGGTGCGGCTGTATACCAATTCCGAGCCGACGGTCACGGTGATGGATGCGCTATCGCACGAAGCATCCAGCAGCGCCAAGGCAGTGACCACTTGGCCGGGGTTGATGGTGTAGGTGATGGTGGTGGCCGCGCCGCTGGTGGCCGAGGTTCCGACCGCCTTGTCAAAAGGAGCCCACTTGTTGGTTGGTCCGATGTCAACCCAGTTCACGGAATCAAGGTTGGGAGCCGTGGGACTGCTGCCAGCAAAAAGCCGCTGGTAGATGCGATGCACGCTGGTGAGGATGGCGCGGTCGCCGACGGCATAGACCGTGCCGGCATTCCAGGCGGGGTAGTCGGCCTCCGTCAGCGAGCTGGACGTCAACATCGCATCCGTGATGTCGATAGGAACGATTACCCTCACGTCAACACTCGGACGCCGATGGCGTCCCCATTCTGCGTAACTCGATCCATGAGGCGATACAGCTTGCCGGTGTTGGTGGCGAGCTGGGCCGCCTGCATCTGCTGGTCGGTGCGCAGCTGCTCCAGCGAGCCTCTCAGGGCCTGCAGCTCCTGCACAACGGAGCCACTCTGCGTGGTGGCGCTGGCCGGCGCGCCAGTGGTGCTGGTCGCTACGGCGGCCGTCTCGACAGTCACCGCTCCGGTATTGCCCAGCGTCTGGGTCAGGCTCTGCACCAGGTAGGCCCGCATGGCAGCCGCCTCGGCCGCGCTCCTGGCGGTCGCCTGACTGGCCGCCTCGATGGACTGGCTCAAACCGGGCAGCGAATCCAGTGCTGACTGGCTACCGGCCCGGGCTTGGCCGCTGGCGGTGGCGAACTGGGCCAGCAGCGCCGGGAGGTCGGCCAACCCAGCCGATGCCCTCGTCCCGGCGCCGCGCAGACGCTCGATCTCGTCGACCAGGGAATCCACCTGCAGCTCCGCGGCATCGGTGATGCCGGCGAACGCGCTGCTCAGGCGCAGCAGCGAGGCGTAGGTCTGCCGCCCCTCCTCGTTGGTGAGGTCCTGGGCCTCCACGAGGGCGCGGAAACCATCCCGGGTGCTGGGGAGCGCAAGACCAAGGCTGGAGAATGCCGCCGTGAGTTGCCGGGTGACGATGGACGAGCGCTCGCCGGCCGAATAGAACTCGTCCAGGAAGCTGGCGCTCAGCGTGACGTAGGACTCGATGCCCCCGAAGGCCTCCAGTAGCTTGGACGCTGCGTCAGCGCCGAAGGTGCCGGTGGCGAGCAGGCCCTGGTTGAGATTGTCGAGGACGCCGTTCACCTGCTGCAGCGATGTGGCCAGGCGGGCCAGCGTGACACCTACTGTCTCGCCGGGCTTGGCCAGCGCCCGCAGGTCGGCGCCCAGGCCGGCGGCCAGGCCGTCGGCAAAGCTGCTGAGCGTGGACTGGATGGCCTCGGCGATCTGCTGGTCGTTCAGGCCCAGCAGGCTCAGGCGGATCTGCTGGGTGTAGCCATCGACGCTGTCGGCAGACAGGCCGAGTGTGGCGGCGTAGCCGCGCGTGGCGGCCTGGATGGCGGCCACGCCGTCGGAGAAGGCGCTGCTGGTCTGGTCGTCCAGGGCACCGAAGTTGGTGCCGGACCTGCTGCTGCGGAACCACCCGCCTTTCTGGCGCCAGTCTTGGAACGACTGGAGCGTGGCGCCGCCATCCTCTCCGCCCAGGCTGCCAACGATGCCGGAGTCGCGGGTTTCCTTCGGCCGGCGGCCGAACGCGCGGTTGACCACCCCGCCGAGGGCGGCGCCGACACCGGCGCCGAGGGGCCCCCACAGGGACCCGATGGCGGTGCCGATGTTCACCGCGGTGTTGCCTGACCCGCCGCCGAGTGCGAACCCGTTGCTGATGGACTGGCCTGCTGTCCGCCCCAGGCTGATGGCCCCCAGCCAAGGCGCGATGGTGCCGGCGCCCTGCGCCAGCCCGGCCAACATGCTGCCGTTGCCCATCATCGTGCCGGCGCCGGTCAGCGACGTGAGCGTGCCGCCGTTCATGGCCATGGCGGAGCCTGAGTTGAAGATGCTTCCCAGTGCACCGAGGGAGCCGCCGCCGCCGAACAGGCTGCCCAGGCCGGCGAAGGGACTGCTGCCGCCGGTGAGCACGCTGGCGCCAGATGCGCCGGGCGCAGCCGATGCGCTCGACATGCCGAACAGGCCGCCCAGGCCAGACAGCACTGGGGCCAGGGCCGGCCGCAGCACCATGTCGGCGAACAGCTGCTTGATGATGTCGGACGCCCGGCGGCCACCGTTGATCAACGCATCGGCAAGGCCGTCGCCCACTTGGTCCCAGACCCGCTGCCACTCGGCCGCCTGGTCGCGCCGCAGTCGGTCGGCCGCTTCGCGTGCATCGCGGGTGTCCATGGCGTCGGCCAGGCGCTGCCGGGCGTCGATCTCGCGCTGGATGATCGCCACCATGTCCTCGTTGCCCATCGCCGCCACCTGGCGCTCGCGCAGGCGGGCAATCTCCACCTTGGCCAGGGCCTGGGCCAGCGTGATGTTCGCGCTGGCGGCCAGCACCGCAGCAGCCTCTTCGTCGCGCAGGCGCACGACCTGTTCGTCGATTGCTGCGACGCCTTGCTTGAGGGCGTCGATCTTCTCAACGTAGGCCTTGCGTGCCTCCTGGATGGTGCGCTGGAGCTTGTCGTGGGCCGCGGCATTCTGCTCGGCGCCGATGGCGGCGTACGCCTCCTGCAGCGCCAGCTGACGCATCGGCTCACTGGCCTGCAGGTACCCCGGCGACTCCAGGTACTGCAGCAGGCGCTTCTGGCCCTCGGTCAGTTCAGCCGCCTTGGCGCTGGCGTTGTCTGCGATGCGGGCGAAATCCTTCAGCGAGGCAGCCCAGTCCTTCGCGGCTTCCTGCTGGGAGGCGAAGGGGTTGGCATCCGGCTTGAACTTGTCGCGCAGTGCCGCGATGACCTGCGCCCGCTCGGCCGCCGAGGCGCCGGCCGCATCGGCCAGCTGGTTGGCCTGGGCGATGGCCCTGGAGAGGCGCTCCTGCTCGGAGAGGGACTGCTCCGCGAGCCGATCGAATTCGATACGCGCCTTGCCCTGCTGCACCCGCTCGCGTGCCGTATCGGCAGCGCGGCCCTCCAGGCGGATCTGTTCGCGTAGGCTGTCCACCGTGGCCTGCAGGTCCGCTGCCTGGGCATCGAACCGGCGCGCAAACGTCTCGCGCGCGCCGCCGCCCAGGCTGCTGAGGAACTTCTCGCGGTCGCGCTGCTTGTCTGCGAGTTGCTTCTCGGCGGTGGCCAGCTGATCGGCCAGCGTGTCGGCCCGGCCGACGTTGAGCATGGCGTCCCAGGCGGCGCCGGCGCTTTCCTTGATCCCTTTCCATGCCCGCTCCAGCAGGCCAAGCCGCTCGGTGATCTGCTGACCGCGCGAGGACGTCGCGTCGGCCCAGGTCTCCTGGGCCAGCCGGGCCGCGTCGGCGGTGCGGCCGGAGTCCTGCAGCGCCTTGATCTGTTGGTAGACGCTGGCGGTGAGGTAGTTGGTGGTCTCGTTCAGCTTGACCGATGCCTCCACAGGGGCGCGGCCCAGCTCGGCGAACTGCTTCACCGTGTCGGCCACCGAGGTGCCGGTGGCGCGCTCCATGCGCACCGCGGCGGCGGCAAACCGCTCCAGGCCAGCCGGGTTGATGTTGGCCGCGCCGGCCAGCTCCGCCAGGGCGGCCGCGGCCTGCGCCTGGGTGCCGGCCACGGCCGCCACGCGCTTGCTGGCGTCCTGCAGGCGCCCGGCGGTGGTACCAGCCGCGTTGCCGGTCAGGATGAGCTGCCGGGCAAAGGTACTGGCCTCGGCGGCCCCCTTCTGGTAGGCCACCGCGAAGGCCAGCCCGGCGGCCGCCACGGCCGTCACGGGCGTGATCAGCGATGCCACCTGGCCGGCCACCGCACGCACCGCGGGACCGATGCCGCCGAACTGGTCCTTGATCTGCCCGCCTTGCTGCAGCAGCACGGTCAGCGGGTTCTGCCCGCCCTGCAGCGACACGGCGATGTCCGTGAACTGCGCAGGCAGGCCGCGCAGGGCCGCCGCGGCCTGCTTGGCGCTCACCTGGCCGGCCGTGCCAATGCGCCCCAGCGCCTGCGCCGCCTGCGCGGAGGCCGGCTCCACGTTGCCGGGGTCGACGCGCAGGCCGATGCGGATGGTGTCAGTCATGGTCAGGCCCTACGCTCCGCGAAGAGTTCCAGCGCGGCGCGCTCCATTGCCTGCAGGTCGGTCCAGAGCTCGCGCAGCGTCGCGCGCGCAATGCCCAGCATGTGGGCCACGGCGGGCACGGCCGCATAGTCCAGCCCGGTGGGCCCGTTGAAGCCGGTCCTCCATTGGGTCTGCAGTGCCAGGAAGAGCTCGAAGGCGCCCACCAGGTCGGGCCAGACGTCGATGTCGCCGGGCACGTCCGGCTTGGCGAGCATGTTTTCCGTCAGCCCCAGCGCCTGCATGGTGTACCGGTCCTGGTCGGTCAGTTTGGCAGGCGGTGGCGGGTAGAGGGCCCGCACCGCCTGCTTCAGTTTTTTGCGCGGGCTTCCACCAGCGCGCGGCCGTAGGCGGCATTGATCTGCACGAACGCGCCCGGGTAGTTGTCCAGCAGCTTGGCCAGCGCGTCGCGGCTGAACGGGATGGGCTTGTCGTTGTCATCCACCACCACGGGGCCCCAGTCGGCCAGCAGGTGGCACAGCCAGTCCGCCGCCGGCATGGCCTGGCCGGCTTTCTCGGCCTCGCCCGCCTTGGCCACCAGGGCATCGAACGCGCTGCGGCTGTGGTGCTTGAAGGTGACCGGCAGGCGAAACGACTCGACGGCGCCGGGCACGGTGAGCAGCACGTCGGCTTCGAAGGTGGGAGCGGGGTTGAGGCGGAAGGTTGGCATCAGGGCTGGGGATTGAGGTTGATGGGACGCCGCGTGCCGCGCGCTGCAGGCCGCGCGCGGCTACTGCACCGCAGGGTCACGTCGCGTAGTTGGTCGACTGCGCCGCGAAGGCGATCGTGATCTGGCTGCGCAGCGTGTCGTCCTGGATGGTGTTGATGTCGCTCATCGACCAGTACCCGTTGGCCACCGTGCGGGAGTTGTTGGGGTAGACCAGCCGCACCGCGGCGGGCGAGGCCGACTCGCTGGCCGCCCGCACCGTGGCCACCCAGGCCAGCGCCTCGTCGGCAAACACCGGCAGCGTCAGGGTCACAGGGCTGCGGCGGGTGGGGATCTGTCGCTGGTTGCGGTCCTGCAGCGTGGTGACGTCGGCGAACTGCTGGTCGCCGCCGCTGCTGCTGATGCCGGAGGTGATCTGGCTGATGGTGGTCCACGCCGTGATGCGGCGGATGCTGCCCGTGCCGGTGCCGGCCGGGTAGTTGGTGGTGTTGGAGGTGTTGATGCCCTCCAGCGTGACATCGTTGGTGCTGACCGCGCTGACGCGCGCGATGCGGCCGCTGAGCAGCGACCAGCCGGAGGTGATCTCCAGGAAGTCGCCCACCACCACGCTGTGGCCGCCGGCCAGCGTGGCCACCGCCGACGCAGCGTTGCTGATGGCGGACATGTTGGACGCCGAACCGTAGGTTGATGCGATGGCGACAGCGGTGCCGACTGCGAGCGTGATGGACATGGTGTGTGCTCCTGTGCGGCTCAGGCCGCGGTTTCGATGTTGCCCACGGCGGCGACGTGCCGCACGGTGTAGATGGCGATGACAGCGCCAATGCGCTCTTCGATTTCGTCCTGCTCCCACTCAAGGTGGTGCTCGGGGTGCAGGCGGTAGCCGGCGGCGGCCAGCGTGGCAGTGCCGGCGATGCGTGCATGCACGGCGGCCACAAGATCGGACACGGCCTCATCCGGCGTCTGCGGGGCCACGCCGCGCGCGATGCACCCGACGCCGACGAGCGTTTGCCACTCGATCGGCGCCGGGCCGCCCAGCATGACCTGCTGCCCGCGGCTGCGCACGAGGCGCAGGGTGACCATCTGGCTCTTGGTTGCAGCCAGCGGCCGGGTACCCTGGCGCTGCACGTTGCCGCCGGCGACCGGCGGATCCGCGAGCAACGCGGCCTCGATCAAGTCCAGCAGCTGTCGGTGCGCCAGCATCACGCCACCTCAAGATGCAGGCGGGTGATGCCGCTGTCCGAGGCCACCTCGGGCGGTCGGCCAACCAGATAGGAGGCCGCGCCGATCACCACCGATGAGCCTTCGACCACGCCGGCCGGCAGGTCGGCCGTCCACACGTCCAGGATGTGCGAGACGTTTTGCGCCGTCAGGTCCGCGAGGGTGGACAGGACCTGGGTGCGCGAGTGGTAACCCACCACGCTGACGCCGTCGATGACAGCCTCGGCGTTGGCGGCCCGCCGCATGATGGCCTGGCCGGCCCGAGCGAACGCGTCGCCCGTGGTGTCGGCCGGGAGGCTGATGGTGGCCATGGTGATGTGCCGCGGCGGCGAGGGCGATCGACAGCCAGCGATCAGACGCGCAGGCGAACGCGCCCGACGGTCGGGCCGTTGGTCTTCGCGACGGTGAAGCGCCCGACGTCCGTGTTGCCGCTGGCGGTGGTGGTCAGCCGCTTGTTGGTGTCGTCCCAGTAGGCAATTGCGCCCTGGGCGGGCGTGTCGGTGCCGAGCGTGGTCAGGTCGAAGACGCCGGTGGTCTTGATCTCCACCGAGGCGCCGCTGGACGCCGCGGAGGTGGCCACGCCGAACAGCGAGCCGACCAGGCAACCGGCGCCGCTGGCCACCGTGTAGGGCGCGGTGACGGTGATCACTTCGCCGTCTTGCACGTAGTTCTTCATGATGCTGGTTCCTTGCGAGGTAGTCAGGTGAGCCGGCGGCGGGCGCGCGCCTGCCGCCGGCTCGGCACGATCAGGCGCCGTTCGCCTTGTAGAGGCCGCGGAAATCGATCGCCTTGGCCGCGAAGTCTTCCCGGCACTTGAAGCTCACGCCGTCCACGTCGAAGCCCAGCTCGCTCTCGATGACCGGGCCTTCGGCGCCATCCAGGTAGCAGAACTCGACGGTGTCCACCTGGCTGTTGCTGGCCGCCAGGTACCACGCGGTGGCGCTGCTGCCGTCCAGCACGGGCTCGATGACCGGCTCCAGTGCGGTGCGGCCGCCGGCGCGAAACTCGTTGATCGCCGACGTGGTGGCCGGCACGTAATTCGCGCTGGTGAGCTGGTAGGCCGTCTGCTCCAGCGCTGCCGGGGCGATGAGGAAGCTCGGTGCGATGTTCAGCTCTTCGGACTGCAGGCCCTTCTGCACGCGCATGGCGGTGCGCGCGGTGGCAAGGGAACTCAGCTGCAGCGCGGAGCCCGCGCCGGTGCCCAGGTTGGCGTGCGTGGAGTGGAACAGCGCCACCGTGTCGGCCAGCGCCGCATTGGCGGTGAGGATGGAGTAGACGAGGCGGTTCTCCAGCCGCATGGCGCTGCCGCCGAAGCCGGTGACGAGCCGGTCGAACGCGCGCAGGTCGTCGTTGATGATGGCCTGGCGCGACAGCGAGACGATGCGGCCGTAGGTGATCAGGTTGTAGGCTTCCGCGCCGTCGGACAGGGAGCCGTACTTGAACTCGCCGTGCTCGTTCACCTGCAGCAGGTCGGGCATGGCCGAAAGCTGGGTGATGCTGATGGACTTGAAGTCCGGGGCGTTCGGCGCCTTGCGGGCCCAGCGCTTGTAGGTCCCCGGGTTCTCCTCGTACCCCATGCGCAGGCGCTTGGTGGCCACGTTGCTGAGGATGCTGGAGAAGTCGCTCGTGGTGAGCATGCCGCCGGTGCGGAAGTTCAGCATGCGGGTGGCGAGCGTGAGCTTGTCCATGCCGCGGGTACTGACGCCGCCGCGCTCCAGGATCTCGCGGCCGATCTCCAGCAGCGACATGCCGCGGTACTGCCGGCCGTTGTCGTCCAGCTTGGTCCGGGAGTCCACCCGGGTGAGCAGGGCGTTCTCGATGCCGGCCTGGCGGGTCCTCACCTCGTCCGTCACGGTTTCCACGCGGGTGGTGATGTGGCCGCCGGACGCAGCGGAGCGCAGGGCCAGTTCGTCCAGCACCTTGCTCTGGGCAGTGGCCAGGTCCACGCCGGAGCGCACCAGGCCGGCGGCCAAGTGCACCACGCCGTGCCGGGCGCAGAGGTCGGTGATGTCGGCCGCGCGGGCGGCAGCAGCAGCGGCTGCCGCCCGCACAGCCTCATCGGCGGCGGGGGCAGCGGGGGCGGGGGGCGTGGACGGTGCGGCTGCAGCGCCCGTGGCGGTTTGGACCGGTTCGTCCATGGTGTTGCGCTCCTTCGTGGAGGGGGTGGGGGAAGCAGGGACTGCGGTCGCCGGTGCGGCCGTGCGGATGACTTGGCAGGGATGGGTGGCCGCGCTTCGACGGGCAGCCGGGTCGGCTTGCTCAGCCTGGCGATCACCCGCAGGCTGGGGTGCAGCGCTGCGGGTGCTGGCCTCGGGGTCGGCCGGCACCGTCACGAACGAGATCTCTTGCGGGGTCCATCGGGTGGCGCGCCACAGCGGCACGGCGCCGCCATCGGTGCGCGCTTTCGCGTCGGTGACCTCATAGCGCTCGACGGAGTAGCCGAACGAGATGGCCCGGATGATGCCGGCCCGGATGTCGCCGACGATGCCGGCCACCTCCTGGCGTTGGCTCAGCTTCAGCGTGGCGCGGCCCTCGCCGCCCTTCACCCAGCCGCGGGTGGCCACACCCAGGATGGCTGACACACCGCCGTAGACGCGGTGGCCATCGAGGACTTGCACGGTACCCGCCTCGAACCGAGCCATGTCAACGGCGCCGGAGCTGACGACCAGCTCTTCGTCGTACAGGGTGCCGGTCCACCAGTCGTAGGCGCGGCGGCGCGCACCGGTGGTCCAGACAACCTCGACCGTGTTGTCGGCCTCGTTGTACGTGGCCGGCTCGACGGTGGCCTGGCGGAACTGGATGGGCAGGTCGATCAACTGATCGACGCCACGATCCTGTTGGGCGGGCCCGGGCGGGGTTCGTTGCGTCTCGGTGGTTGCGGCAGCCATGGACGGGATGCTGCCGAGTTAGTTGTCTCACGAATAGGCAAAGCGTGAGACAACTTTCGTTGCGGGTCACTTCGGCTTCGCGCCCGGCTCCGCTTGGCCGGCACCCGAGTCCTTGCCCTTCAGCAGCATCACCAGCGCATCCCAGATGCCGAGGGTCTGCAACTGTTTGATGTCGCTGGCCAGTTCGGTGAACACCTTGACGGGGTCATAGCCGCGCCGGCGGATCTTCTCGCTCAGGCTGGACATGCCGCCCGCCACCTCCGCCAGGTCGGCCTGCACCTCTTGGGTTGGGTTGGCGTAGTCCCACTTCGGCGTGCTGTGCTCGACCGTGAACGACGGCTTGCCGACGATCGAGCCACCCAAGGCGGCATAGGCGGCGAACTCCTGGCACACGCGCTCGCACAGCGTCGGCACGATGGTGAGCCACTGCAGCTGCTCGATCTCGCGGCGGAAGTCCAACATGCGCATGCGCCCGCTGCTCCAGCTGGCCCCGGACCAGTCGCCCGTGGCCTGCTCGTAGGTGAAGCCGCCGCCGGCGCAGATGAGCTGGATGTTGTAGCGGCAGTAGTCCACGAAGCCCGGCGCAGCCTTCGGCTCGACGACGGTGGGCTCGGCCATGCCGGGCGGCAGTTCCGTGATGCCGCCCGAGGCCAGTTCGCCCAGGTTCTTGGACCCGCGCGCGTCGGCGGCGCCGCCCATCTGCTGCTGCACCTCCGGGCTCACCATCTGGTTCAGGTCGCCGCTCACCAGCACGGAGAGGCGGGCCTCCAGGTTCTTGCGGGCAAGCTCAGCGTCCTCCAACGTCTGCAGGTCGCGCGTGCGGGTGATGGCGGGGCTGAGTCGCGGGAAGCCGCGACCCTGGCCGGGCCGGCCAGGGTGGCGGAGGTGGATGATCTCGCTCGCCGGAACGGCAGAGCTTTGCAGCCCGCGGGCCCGTACGGCGGTGCCAACGTCGCCGGGGTGCGCCGACCACAGCCAGTAGGACACGACACGCCCGAGCTGGTCGTATTCGATGCCGTTGATGATGGTGTTCGCGCCGTTGGCCTGGGTGCGCGATACGTCCAGGTATTCGATCTCCAGCAACTGCAGCTGCATCGGCACCGGCAGGCCATCCGCCGCGCGGCGCGGCCGGATGCGGATGAGCACTTCGCCATCGCTGTCCATGGCACGCACGGCATCGGCCTGCAGGCCGTAATAGGTGCGCCCGTCCTCGGCGGCGGCCACCTTCACCCACTCCGCCCACAGGGTGGCCAGCGCCTCCCCGTGCCGGCCGCGCCAGGTGGGCACGATGCCGGTCCCCACGGCATACGACACGCGGGCGTTCATGCCGGCGGCCACGAAGTCCACGTTCTCGATCAGGCTGCGGCTCTTGGCGCGCAGGATGGCCGCGCTGGCCATGTGCTCGGTGTTCGCGCTGGCGCCGGCGCGCTTGGGGCGCCAGCCGTCGCCGGGCAACGCCGCGGCGTAGGCCCTGCTGAGCATCTGCCGCTGAATGTGGCGGCGGAGGCCTCGGCCTGGGCTGATCCACCCGACGATGCGGTCCAGCCGCGTTGGCGGGGCCACGCGGGCCGGCAGCATTTCACCGGGGGCGTGCCGGACGATCATCTCAGCGCTCCCGCGAGGTAGTGAACGTGAAGTAGCCGGTGCTGCGGCCGGTGGACGAGGCGGCCTGCTGAGCGATGACGCGCACCGCGTGATCGTAGGCCGCCTGCAGCTCGGCCATGCTGCGGTACCGGACGCGGCGGCCGTCGCCGAATTCCACCTCGAGCTCGCACGAGGTGATCGCGGAGTTCAGGCGGTCGAGGTCGGATTGGGTGAGTGCCATCGCGCCGAGCCTATGGGCGAAGCTGTCTCACCGATAGGCAAGACGTGAGACAAAATCATCAGCGCGGCGCGCGGCCCGCCTGCCTGATAACGCGATAGACCGTGGCGCGCCCAATGCCCAGCCGGCGCGCCACCTCGCTGACGTTCCGTCCGTTGAACCGCAGCAGAATTTCCCGGGCCACGTCTGGTTGCTGCGGTGCCCGCACGTAGTGCCGCTGCCCACCTAGCTCGGCTCGAACCGCGGCTTCGGCTTCCTGCAGGGCCTTGGGGTCGCGGCGCCACTCGGGCCGCATCTCGCAAAGCATCATGATGATCCGGTCGACCAGATCGAGATCCGTCTTGGCCGACTTCTGAGGTTTGCTGATCGTGGCAGGCTTGTTCATGCGAGGCGGCGCGGCTGGGCCCGGCGGGCCGCTGCGGCGGCCTGCTGGACGGATGGATGAGGGAGGGCCTGTGGCATCTGGACGTCGGGGGTCGGTGACGCATCGACCGGCGCGCCCCCGGCCGGCTCGATGGAGAACAGGTCGCGTGGCGGCTGGGTGGCCTGCTCCAATCGATCCCACTGGGCCGGCGTCATCCGGTCCAGGCCCAGCATGTAGGCGGCGTGGGTGGCGTAGACGCGGCCGTCCAGCACCTCATTGCGCGGCCGGCGCTTCACCCAGCGGTAGCTCACGCCCGTGGGCGTGTTGACGGCGATGCGCTGCTCGGCGGTGAGCTGCTCGTACCACTCGCGCTTCAACTGGCTGGAGAAGTGCACGTAGCCTGGGCCGGGGGCAGCGATCTGCAGCTGGCCGTGCAGCAGGTCCTTCGCGGTGTCCGTGCCGACGGACCAGAGCTTCACTCCGGCCGGCCAGCGCTGGCCGCGCCAGGTCACATCCTGGCTGGTGGCCGTGGCCTTGATGGGACGCTTTTCCTCGGAGGAGCCCTTGATGCAGTAGACGGTGCGGCGCCCGGCCTGCTGGCGCACCCAGTTGTAGACGGCCTGGGTGTGGTGGCCCGAATCGATGCTGACGGCGCTGATGGCGAGCGTACCGCCATGCCAGGCCTGCCGGTACCGGCGCGCGAGGTACTCATCCACCATCTGCCAGTCGCGCTCATCGGCGGGGTTGCCCTCGATGACGTGGTGCTCGATCACCCAGGATTCCATGCCGCGGCCCCAGGCCCAGACGGCAATTTCCCAGCGGTCGCCCTGCAGGTCAATGCCGGCCGTGAGGATGATGGCACCGATGGGAACGATGCCCAGTGGAAATGGCTCAGCCCGAGCCTGCAACTCGTGCTCCTCGGCGCGTTCGCCCTTCACCTCCCAGGTCTCGCCCAGCGTCTCGTTCACAAACCCGTTCAACGGACCCGTGTCGCCGCGTTCCGCGCTTTGGCTGGCCGCCTCGAACTCGCGCACGATGTCCACCCAGGTACGTTGGGGGCTGTACGCCGCCCAGACGTGCATCGCAACGTGGCGCGGTGGTCGTCGCGGCTCGCCGGAGGCGGTGTGCCACGTTCCGGCGCGATGGTCATACCAGATGCCTGTCTTGATGCAGGTCCAGCAGGCGCCATCGTCGCAGGCCTGCAGGTAGTCGCCCTGGCTGATCACGCAGGCGCAGTGTGGGCAGACGTGTCGCACGGTGTCTGGCGCCCCCTTGGTCCACTTGAATCCGTGAGCTACGTCCTTTCCACCCCAGGTGAGCGGGTGCAGCTCGCGGCAGTGTGGGCAACGGATGTGGTAGCGCATGTCGGCCTCGGCCAGCAGGCGCGCGCGCTCCACGTGGCAGAGGCCGCGCACGCGCGGCGTGGAGCCGCCGACGAACTTGGGGTAGGGCGCGCCCTCCAGGCGCCCCTTCGCCAAGGTGCCGGGGTCGCTGGACTTCTCGATGACCTGGTCGAAGCCGGACCACTCGTCAAGGATGGCCACAGCCACGGTGATCCGGCGGTAGGCCCGGGCCGCCTTGCCGCCCAGGAAGTGGGCCACCGAGTCACGGAAGACCTTCATCTTCAGGGTGTCCTCGGTGCTGGAGCCCTTGCGGCGTGCCGCGCGCACCGCGGCCACATCGTCCAGCAGCGGATCGATCTCGGACTTCACGAAGCTGTCCCGATCGTCGTCGGTGGGCTGCCACAGGGCCTGCTTGCGCCCTCGGTGCGCGATGTTGTAGGCCACGAAGGCCGACACGCCTTTGGTGTAGCCGACGCGCTTGGACTTCTGGATGTCCAACTCCTCGATGTCGTCGTTGCTCATCGCGTCGAGGATGCCGATCTGGAAGGGCCAAGCCTCCCAGCCGCCTTTCTGGTGGGAGCTCTCGCCCGCCAGGATGAAATGCTGCCGGGCCCACTCGCTCAGCCGCATGGGCGGCTTCGCCCGCAGGCTCTCCATGCCCAGCCGCACCGCATCGGAGATGGCGCGGTGGGTGATGGGGTGGATGGCGATGCCGCTCACTCGATCTCCGCGAACGCATCGAGCGCGCCATCGTCATCGATCGCCGCGGCCTTGAGTTGCTCCAGGCGGTCATCCGCCAGCCTGGCGGTGGCGCGGATCCACTCGTTGCGGGCCGAGGCGATGACCGCGTGGACGGCGGTCCGCGCATCCGCCGGCAAGTCCGGGCAGGCCTTCCGCAGCGCGCCGTCGAGCTGCTCGAAGCGGTCCACCACGGCAGACGACGCTGCGCTGAGCACATCGGCCAGCAGGCCCACGGGGGCGAACAGGCCGCGGGCCACGTCGTTCTTCACCTTCTGCGCGATGCGCTGCTCCCGGGCCAGCGCAGCCCGCTCCTGCACCAGGTCGAGCCCGCCCGCATCGCCGCCCATGCGGCCCGCGGCCTGCTCCCGCAGCCTGGCGCAATACGCCAGCAGCCAAAGCTGCCAGGAATCACCAGCCTGCAGCACGCCCATCTGCACCAGCTCGCTCACCGCTTGCTGGCTGATGCCGACGAGTTCCCCGAACTCGCTCTGGGTCATGCCCCCTTGCTTCACTACACAACCCCCTTAGGAGAGCCGTGCAACAGCCGGAGATCGGGGTCCGAATTACC